GAGGCCCCAGCTCCACAACGGCTCCAGCCAGAACCCCCACCAGCGGGTGTTATTGCGGCTGCGATGTCCATTGACAAGGACTTACAGAGCGTAGTCGGTATATTCGATCCGTCCCAGTTGCCCCAAGGCAATATGTCTGGCAAGGCCATCCGTGGCCAGCAGATGCAACAGGACATGACCAACTTCCACTACTACGACAACCTTGTGCGGTCGATGAAGCACACGGGTCGGATCATCCTTGACCTGATCCCCAAGATTTACGACCGGGAGCGCGTTCTGCGGATCATTGGCTACGATGGGAAACCTGAGATGGTTACCCTAAACCAGCGGACTCAGGACGAGATGGGCGTGGAAAAGGTTCTTAATGACGTAACCGTGGGTGAATACGATGTCTACATGGACACCGGCCCCGGCTACCAGAGCAAGCGTCAGGAGGCTGTCGAGGCCATGATGCCCATGATCTCTACCAATCAGGAACTCTTTAACCTTGCGGGTGACTTGGTGTTCCGCAACATGGACTTTCCGGGTGCCGAGGTCATTGCCGACCGTCTGGCGGCTAACAACCCGCTGGCCCAGATTGACGAGAAGTCCGAGATCCCGCCACAGATCCAGATGCAGCTCATGCAAGCCCAGAAGCAGATTGCCGATATGCAACAGATGATTGCGGCTATGGAGCTTGAGAAGCAGTACCGAAGTGACGTTGAGATGCTACGTCAGGACGGCGAGACCAAGCGTAAGCTCATGGATGTCACCTCGCGGGCGTACAACACCGACACCATCAACGAGGCCAAGGTCAACCAGCAGATCATGAACTCTCAGGCCAATCAGAATAAGGCCGAGCTTGATGCGGTGACCAAGATGCTCTTAAAGCGGATGGACATTGGCGAGCTGCGTCAGGTCATAGCCGAGAAGGATGCGGAACAGGCTCAAGTAGCCGCGTTTGCGGAAGCTGAAGTCAATCAGTCATCGAACCCGTTTCTACAACAGGAGCAACAAATAGCAAATAGTTGACAACTATTGGGAAACAGTTTGTAATACGAATTACCTACCAATGGGTTCATTGGGTTTATTCTTGGAGTTAATCCATGTCGGAAGTAGCACAAGAAGCCCGGAAACAGGCTTCAACAGTTGTAACGAGTGAGAATTTAGCTGAGTTTTCGTTAGCAAAATTAGGTTTAGCGTCAGATGGAACTCCCATTGAGGCCGCACCAGCGGAGCCGGTGGTTGAGACCGAGGCGAGTGAACCAAGCGAAACCGAGGCTGCGACAGGTGAAAAGAAGCAAAACCCAAAACTTGAGAAGCGGTTTTCAGAACTGACTAAGCAGCGTGAAGCGGCCCGCCAAGAAGCGGAACGTGAGCGCCAAGCCCGTCAAGAACTGGAAAATCGGATCAAGGAGCTGGAGACTAAGGCTAACCCTGCGAAAGCAGAACCGGCAGATCCAGACCCCAAACCCGATCCAAGCCAGTTTAATGATGCGCTGGAATATGCTGAAGCTCTGGCTGAGTGGACTACGGATAAGAAGTTGCGGGAGCGTGATGAGCAAGAGATGTCTCGCAGGGCGCAAGAAGAACAGAGCCGTAAACAGGTCGAGTTCCAAAAGCGCGTAGAAGCTGCGAAGGCAAATCTACCGGATTACGAGGACACAATCGCGGCTGCTGGCGATATACCAGTTAGCGCACCGGTTGGGGAATCGATAGTCGATAGTGAGTTTGGGCCTGAAATCCTTTACTACCTAGCCGACAACCCGGACTACGCACGTTCCCTTGCGGAGAAGTCATTGACCGCGCAACTACGCGAGATTGGGAAGTTGGAGGCAAAGTTTGAGAAAACTGCGACTCCTAGCAAAAAGGAACCTGTGGCGAAGAAATCGAACGCCCCTGCGCCGATTTCGCCTATCAAGGCAAGCAGTAGCGCCGTGGAAACTGGTCTGGATTCAGACCGAGCGTTTCATGGAACCTACCAGCAATGGAAGGCTGCTCGCCTTGCGGGGAAGATTCGGTAATAGGGCAACCTTAACCTTTTTGGAGAATTAAAAATGGCAAATAATTTGCTAACCATCTCCATGATCACCAACGAGGCGTTGATGGTCTTGGAAAACGAACTTACGTTCACGGCCCGCGTTGACCGTTCTTATGACGAGCAATTTGCGGTTACTGGCGCTAAGATTGGTAACACCGTAAACGTACGCCGTCCCGGTCGTTTTATCGGTACTACTGGCCCTGCGCTTAACGTAGAGGACTTCAACGAGACATCCGTCCCCGTTACCCTCTCAACCCAGTTCCACGTTGATACCCAGTTCACCACACAGGATCTGGCCCTGTCGTTGGATATGTTCTCTGACCGCGTTCTGAAGCCCGCAATCGCTGCTATCGCCAACAAAATGGACTTTGATGGCACGACAATGGCTACGGACAACACCGCTAACACGGTGGGTACGGCTGGTACAGTTCCCTCTGACATCGCTACGTTCTTGACCGCACAGGCTTATCTGGACGGTGAAGGCGCACCCCGTGATGGCAAGCGTTCTTGCGTTGTTGACCCCTTTACCGGTGCGTCAATCGTTGGCTCGCTCAAAGGTCTCTTTAACCCACAAGGCACTATCTCTGGTCAGTACGAGAAGGGCATGATGGGCAAAGACACCATTGGTATGAACTGGTACATGGATCAGAACATTGTGTCGCACACATACGGTTCTTATTCCACGGCTACTCTTTCAACCAACACAGCAACCTTTACCGGCTCGCTGACAACTGGTTGGGCTTCTACATCCACGATCACAATCGCGGCTGCTACCGCTAACGCTGGCTTAAAGCAAGGCGATACCATCCAGATTGCTGGCGTGTTTGCAGTCAACCCACAGAACCGTCAGCCATACGGCGGTAATGTTCTGCGTAACTTTGTCGTGACCGCTGACGTGACGATTACTTCCGGTGGCTCTGCCTCCGTGACCGTATCGCCCGCCATCATCACGGCTGGTCAGTTCCAAAACGTATCCGTTCTGACAACTTCAGCTTCTGCAACTGTCACCCCGTTCGATAAGACCGGTAAAGTCAGCCCGCAGAACTTGGTGTTCCACAAGAACGCATTTACGTTAGCGACTGCCGACCTTGAGTTACCGGACGGTGTTCACTTTGCCGGTCGTGCGAGCGACAAGCAGTTGGGTCTCTCAATCCGCGTTGTTCGTCAGTACACGATCAACAACGACTCGATCCCCACCCGCTTAGACGTTCTCTACGGTTGGGCTCCCCTCTACCCCGAACTCGCTTGCCGAGTTGCGGCTTAATTAGGAAAGGAACCTAGATCATGGCAAATCCCGGCCCAGCAAGTACCCAAACCTCCAACTACCTACTAAACGGTAGTGCAGCCGATGGTGTTCTCATCGGTATCGCTGGAGGTGAGGTTGGTTTTTACGGCGAGACCCCTGTGGTTCAAGCCTCTGCTATTACCCCGCTAGTCTCGACAACGGCCTCCACGGCTGACGTTGCGGCTGCGGTCAATAGCATCATCACCGCATTGAAAAACATCGGCATTACGGCCTAAGATGTTTTGAAGCTACGGAGAAGCCGCCCTCAAAAGGGGTGGCTTTTCTCATTTTTAGGAACCGCATGAAGCACATAATGTTGGCAATGCCCGCCTACACAGGCGTGGTTCACATGGGAACAATGCGCTCCCTGATGACGGACTGCATCACCTTGATTAAGCGTGGTGACCGGTTCACATTCGTGGATGACGTAGGTAACGCCATGATTGCCGACTGCCGAGGCGTAATAACAACCAATTTCTACCACTCCGACTGCGATGAGCTGGTCTTTATTGACTCAGACGTTGCGTGGGAGGCGGGCGCTTTATGTAAGCTAATTGACCACCCAGTAGACTTTGTGGCTGGGGCGTACCCTGCAAGGGTTGATCCGCTGAAGTTCAATATCGGCTGGATTGAGGAGCGTCAATACCTTAGAGCTGACCCAGCTACGGGGCTTTTAGAGGTGGATCGCGTCCCCACGGGCTTTTTGAAGATCACAAAAAACTGCGTAGCCAAGATGATTGAGGCTTACCCAGACACGTTTTATCACGATGCCGCAGTTAACAACCAGTTCTATCCCCTGTACGAATCGTTTATCGACCCGGAAAAGAAGTGGAAGTACGGGGAGGACTTTTCGTTCTGTAAGCGGTGGCGAGAGATAGGCGGTCAGGTCTGGTTAGACCCAGAAATCAACATGGGTCACATAGGTAATAAAATCTTTGAAGGACATATTGGAAATTGGCTTAAAAGTAGGATAATTTCACAACCAACATCTGAGGTGAACCATGAACCAAATCAAAATTCTTAGCCCAACCTATGCGTTGGATCTGACAACTTCTGCGTCCTCTGCGCTCCAAATCATCCCAACGTCAAACACCCGCGCCTACCGCGTGGCTCTGCTGAATACCGGGACGGGCAAGGCTGGCGTGACCTTTGGCACGACTTCAAGCAATATGGCTACCCCGGCGATTGCGTCAACGGGTACGGCTGGCTCGCTAGTCCTACCGGCAAACATGATCTACCCAATGATTATTGACTGCGGAGCCCCGGATCTGTACATCAAGGCTATCTCATCAGGCACTAACACCTTATATATTACGTTGGTAGCCACAGAATAAGGATTGGTCATGTCGAACTCGACCGCCAACACCCAGACCACGAACTTCCTACCGGTACAAGCGACCTACGAGCCGCTTTACCCGTATGACATCATTACGTTCATTGGCCCTGCCGGTGTACCGTTTTACGCCCCTGTAAATCCAAATTTGGATGGGGTGAACATAACGAACAGTACGATCAACAGTTCGACCATAGGGGCTACTACGCCCTCCACAGGGGCGTTTACGACTGCAACTGCGGTCAATGCCCCGTCCGGTAACTACGACCTTACCAACAAGCTCTACGTCGATTCTGCGATAGCTGGGATCTCATGGAAGCAACCGGTCTTGGCGGCAACGACCACCAATATCACGCTGACGGGCGCTCAAATGATTGACACCGTTTCCGTGGTTGCGGGGGACAGGGTTCTAGTTAAGGATCAGACCAATCAGGCGCAAAACGGTATTTATATCGTTGGGACACCTTGGGTGCGGTCTGATGACGCAAATACTTGGGACGAGCTAATCTCAGCCTTGGTTTTTGTTGAGGAAGGAACCCTAAACGGAACTGCTTGGTACTGCTACATCATGCAAGGCGGCGTACTAGGAACAACGGCGGTTACTTGGTCAAACTTTTCAATTGCGGGTACTTATTTTGCCGGTACAGGGTTAACCCTAGCATCTAACACGTTTAGCATCACAAACACCGGGGTGACTGCCGCGACCTACGGCTCCGCGTCACAGGTTCCGGTCTTTACGGTAAACGCCCAAGGTCAGCTCACAAGCGTTACCGATACAAGCATAGCGATTGCGGCCTCTGCGATAACTTCTGGAACTATTGATTCGGCAAGGATTTCAGGGTCGTACACGGGCATTACAACGGTTGGAACCCTAACGGGTCTTACCGTTAGCACCACGATTGTTGGGTCGATTTCAGGTAATGCTGCGACCGCAACATCAGCTACGAGTGCAACCACGGCT